ACACCTACAATAAAGGAGAGTCTAATGAGGCAAATGCTTATAAGGAAGAAGCTAATTCAAGTCAAAAGGAGAAAAAGATTATGGCTGATGATAAATCTGGTGGTGCTGGAGCTGGAGATCTGTCTTTTGGAAAAGCAGAAGATCTGGCTGGCTTCATTGCTACTGTAAAAGGCTTAAAGCCTGAAGAGCAGAGTGTTAAGGCTCTGCAAGGACTGGAGAGTTTGTCTGCTGCCTGGTCTGGCCAGAAGGGACCTTTTACCCCTGCTGCAGCTCCCACCTTCCCCATGCCTGTAGTGGCCACACCTGGAGAGCAGGGAGCTGAGAAGCTGGAGATCACCTGGAAGGATGCTCCCACCCTGGATGAGGCAAAGACTGCCATCACTGGTGCCATCACTGGCTTCCATTCTAAGGCTCTCACCCTGGAGAAGACTGTGGGAGAGCTGACAGGAAAGGTCACTGGTCTCACCACTGAGATCCAGGGAATGAAGGCTCATGCTGCTGCAGAGCAGATGGCCAGGATAAAGCTGCATTCTGGACTCTCTGATGCTGACATGAAGGCCTATGATGGTCTGAGCCATGAGACCCTGAAGACCATTGCAGACCACTTTGAGAAAGTGAAGGGTCATGCTGCTGGTGGAGAAGGTGGAGAGAAGAAGACACCCCTGGACCCTCCTGCAGGTGGTAAGGGTGGAAAGGGTGGAAAGAGGTCCAGGGAAGATCTGGATGCTCTGAATGATCAGATGGATGCCCAGCTAGGCATCAAGGCAAAGGGGAAGAAAGAGTAGGTGATGATTCATGAGTTTAGCTGATCAATATGCTGGTGATGTGGGATACCTGGGAATTCCCTATTCCTGTTATCTCTATGAGGGCCATATCCAGCTCAAATCTGGCAGGATAGGCAGGACTGGAAGAAAGCACACTGATGTGGACTATGAGAGTGAGCTGCATGAGGGAGACCTGGTGGAGATCTACTCTGACAGTGCCCTGACCTATGGTGCCTGCAGAGGCCTCCCTGTGCTGAGAGAAGCCACTGCTGTGGATGGATTTGTGGGAGAAATTGTGACCATAGAGCCTGCAAAGAATCTCCCTGCTAATGAGGATGAGGTCACTTCCCTGGCCACTATGCTGTCCCAGGACCTCCTGAGGAGAGCCACTGTGGAGATCTATGGCCTGCAGGCCACAATGCTGAGAGAGTGCCTCATCCCTGCCAATGGTGAAGGGGCTCTGAATATTGAACCTGGTGCCTCTGATAAGCTGGCCTGGGATGTCTCTGCAGGAAAGTGGAAGTATGTGGCCTCTGGTGGCCTGGGTGTGGTGCCCATGCACTATCTGGCTGGCAGCACTTCTGTGGATGTCACTGGCCCTGTCCTTCTGGGTCTGGGTCCCATCAAGGTGAATAAGATAGCTTAAGGATGATGATCACGAATGCCTGAGAAAGTAGTACTTCCAAATGAGCAGTATCTCCAGAGTGACTTCATAGAGGCCAGAATCATGAGGATTCTGGACCCTGAGCTGGAGTGGCTCAATTTCATGAATAAGGTCCAGTCCACATCTAAGGCCATCTGGACCACGAAAGAGATCTACAATGCAAAGAACGATCCTAAGAGAAGGAAGCCCAGAATCAGGACTCCTGGCTCTAAGTTTGTGAAGGTCTCTGTGAGCCAGCTCACTGAGGTCAGCACGACTATGGCCACTGAGGGTCTGGAGATCAGGATAGATGAAGATGCCATCAGGTACACTGAGGGCATTGATGAGATCCAGAGAGCCTATACAAAGGCTGCCTATTGGCTGGTGGATTCTGTGAATTACCAGTTTGGTGTGGCCCTCACTGGTGGAGTCTATCAGGGAGCTGAGACTGGCTTCAACAACTTCAGCACCAAGTCCACCCCTGCCTGGTCTGATGCCACATCCAGGAAGCCTGTGGGAGATCTCATGCTCCTGGCCAGGGATATGGAGAGGGATGAGTATCCCTATGAGCTGACAGATGTCTATCTGAATAAGCAGAACTACTGGGAGTTGATGGACTACCTGATCAACTTGAATGTAGGTGTGGATGCAAAGAAAGAGATCTGGGGCATGCCTAATGTCCAGAGTACTGAGGTCTCCATCCCTGTGGTAGGAAACATCAAGGTCCATAAGATGAAGAGTGCCATCTCTGAGGGCACTATCCTGGGCCTGGACACCAGATTCAGCCCTGCCACGTTCTACTACGGTGTTAACCCCAAGTATCCCCAGGCTACTGAGAACAAGATGGGCTTCCATGTTCACAGGTACGAGGACGATGAGACTCACGATACCATTATCCAGCTCTGGCTGGAATTCGGTATCCTGGTGAAGGAGACATACGGTGGCATTTACCTGGCCAGTGGAGTTTAGACTCCACTCCCTTCTTTTGGAGGTTTGAACATGGGAAATGCTACATTCAAATTCCTGCAGGTGGTCAAAGAGCTGGGGCTTCTGGAACTGATCCCTCCTTTCAACTTCGGAGGTAATAAGTTAGCAGGAGTAGCTGCAGCCACAGTGGATACTGATGCTGTTATCAGAAGCCAGGTAAAGTCTGGGGCCATTATCGTCAGGATTGACGGCACTGACACTGATGGAGATCTCCTGGAGAATGATTTCGGCATAGCCAAGGCTCCTTACGCATGCACAATCAAGAAAGCCACGCTGATCTCCAGGGAGACTGGAGCTACAGTCACAGTGGATATTCTGAAAGGTGCTGACATGGCTCACTTGGCCAGCATCACTGGCACAGGTACAAAGCCAGCTCTCTCCAATGCTCAGGAAGTCTCTGTTACTGATTTCACCAACTACGGCTCTGTAGCTCTAGCTGCAGGAGAGTTAGTTCAGGCAAAGGTAGGACCAGGTCCTGCTGTGGCTAACATAGCCTGGCTTCTGCTGGAGATAGAGAGGGTCTAAACCCTCTTTATTTGAGGAGGAAATATGGCCTTGATAACTTATCCCAGAACTCAAGCAAATCTCTCTGCTTCAGATACTTGGACAGATCCCCTGCTAGTCGGTGAAGGGGATGTTCTCATCATTGTTACTTCGGCTGCAGGATGGTCAGGAATACTGACTGTTCAGAGCAGGGACGGGCCTACAGATAGCTGGGATTTCATGGGACAGATCATCGAGAGTGGAGCCAAAGTGCTTGAAATGCCTGTCTCTGGAAGATATATCAGAGTAGGATTCAAATCTGGAGAATACACTTCAGGTATAGCCACTGTAAAAGTAGCTCAGGGATGATGACATGGTGATAAGCAGGGGTAAACCAATAAGCTCAATGAGGTCAGTTTTAAGGCCTGCATTGAGGAGCCCTTTTCTGGATGTAGTAAAGGACGTAAGGGATGAGATCATAGGGGTGGCATGGAATACTGCAAATAGCTCTCCCACTCTCCAACAAATAGATGTGGATGGAGATAATATTACTCAAAAGGATACTGCCTGGTATGATAAGCATTCCTTCTTTGGCCAGATTAAAAGGTGTCTCCTCACCCCTGCTGGAGTCCCTACCTTTGGCCTGAATAATAGAGGAGATGGGCTGGACCTTACTGGTGCCAGTGGGCATGTGATGACTAGGATACCAAAGTGCTATATGAAGACCTGGAAAGATGGAGATTACATCATGTATCTGCTCAGTCCAGTAGCATATCCTGGGTTTAGTGTCCCTCCCAGTTATTATAGAAATGCAGGAGCAGAAGCTCCTGCTCTATACATAGGGTCTTATCCTGCCTGCTTTGATGTGGCTGCAAATGGGACTAAAAAATTGATAACCAAAAGTGGAGAGCAGCCTGTCACAGGCTCCACTGAAATAATAGAATTAAGCTTTAATTCCGGCTCTGTGGCCCCTGTAATAGGAGAATTATTGACTGAAACTGTCTCTGGAGTAGAAGGCATAGTGGTAGCTTTTTATGTCAGCTCAGGGAGTTGGGCTAATGGAGATGCTGCAGGGAAGATCTATCTAAAGCAGGTATCTCAGATTTTGAGTTTTAATACTGGCTCTGTAGCTATTACTGCAGGGAAGACTATTACTGGAGCCTCCTCTGGAGCCACAGGGATAGTGGTCTCTATTACAGTATCCTCTGGCACATGGGCTGGAGGTAATGCTACAGGCACTATAGTTATTAAAATGGTAATCTAAAAGTATTTACAGTTAATGAGAATATCAGCTCAAACGATGCTCCTGCAGGGGCAGCTAAGGCTACTACAGAAGGCTCAGTAGTGGCTGCCTTTACTAATGGAGCAGATATAAATGGGTCTGTAGGTGGGCTTAATATGATGTCTGCAGCTTCAGTAGGCTCTGCTTTGACTTTAGATATTCCCACAGCTAGGACCTGGGCAAATGCGATAGGATCAAGATGGGGATTAATTTCAATCCATGATTATTCTTTGATTGAAATATTTAGACAAATAGAGACATGTTCATTAAACGCTCAAACCTCTATAGGTAAAGGAGTCTCAGAATTATCCTGGACCAGAAGGTTTGGAGGAAAATCTTCTGGGGCAAATAGCATTAACTCAAATGTAGCTCTCAATGGTACTGGGATGGGAATAGGTACAAATGGACAGGTCTCTGTAGGATGGAGGACGCTTAATGATCTTTGGGGAAATGTTTGGCAGTTTATTGATGGCCTGGAGGCTGTAGACGATGCATTCAGAGTCATTAGGAGGGATGGCTTAGGTACTTTTAGAAATCCCATGCAGACTTCAGATTATGAATCCAGCATAGCAGCCCCTGTGAGAGATTCAGCTAATGATGGATATGGAAAGAACATATTATATGAAGATTTAACTAAGTTGTTAAGGATAGTGAATCAATCTGGTGGATCTTCTTCTACGTATCTATGTGATTACTATTATGCACATCGCTCTTCTCAGAGCAACATCTGCCTGGCTGGTGGTGCTTGGTATCCTGGGCTGCGTTGTGGCCCTGCCTATTTGTATTTGGATTATGGGGCTGGCGTTTCCGATCGGGCATTGGCGCGCGCGCCGTTTTTATTTGAGGGTTGAATGGATTATCCTAAATTTTCTGATATTGTAAGATTTGAATCTATACATAGAAAGAAGGATATAGATAGCGTATTAAATATTTACTTTTTATTAATAGGATATCAAATAAAGAAAAGTAAATTTAAGAATTCGAATTATATAGCATTACAAATTATGATTAATAATGAGAAATATGTTATTTTTACTGATTCTAAATCCATTATGAATCAAGTCAAAAAATACAAATTTTATCTACCATTTATAGCAAAGATTATAAAGAACGAAAATAATTATTCTTTGTCCTAGAAAGGATTGGTTTATAATGTCTAAATTAGCTGGTGGTAATTGGAATAATGGGCTGAATTGTGGCCCTGCCTATTTGAATTTGAATAATGGGGCTAGCAATTCCAATCGGAACATTGGCACGCACGCAGGCCAGGGCTATATAGCCCTGACCAGACATCATAGACCAGTACTGAAAAGTCAAATACACTGCTATTATGGACATGAGATGTTAGTATCTTTGGAGAAAACTTCTCATGTCTAAGAGGTTTTATGAAAAGATATAATAATTTATATGATAAAATAATTGATGTTAATAATTTAGCATTGGCCCATAGTCATGCTAAAAAAGGTAAGTCCAGCTATAGTGCTGTCAAAATGGTTAATGATAACCCAGAATATTATTTAATGATATTAAAAACATATTAGAATCTAAACAGTATAAGACTTCTAACTATATTACAAAAACAATCTATGAACCTAAAAGACGGCTCATTTATAAATTACCTTATTACCCTGATAGAATTGTACATCATGCTGTAATGAACATCCTTCAGCCTATATGGGAAAAGACTTTTATTTCTCATGTTTATTCTGCTATTCCAGGCAGAGGATTGCATGCTGCAGTAATTGAATTAAAGAGATGGCTTAAGGATGCTCCCAGTACTACTTATTGCTTGAAATTCGATGTAAAGAATTTTTATCCCTCTGTAGATCATAATATCTTACTCAGTCTAATCCAGAGAAAGATTAAATGTGAAGATACTCTCTGGCTACTGGAAGAGATTGTTAGAAGTCCAGGAGGAAATAAGAATATCCCTATAGGGAATTATCTATCTCAATATTTTGCTAATATTTATTTAAATCCATTAGATCGATACATCAAAGAGGATCTATCATGCAGACACTATCTTAGATATGGTGATGATGGAGTAATTTTGTCTAATGATAAAGACTATTTAAGGGAATGCTTTTCTGGTATTGCTAATTATCTCAAAGAAGATTTATTACTCACTATCCATCCTAAGAGTGGCATTTTCCAGTCAATAGTCATGGGATTGATTTCCTGGGATATAGGTTCTTTAGAGACTATACTTTATTAAGGAAATCCACTGCTCAGGGATTCATTAAAAGAATAAAGTATATAGTGAATAATTATCAGATAATGAATCCGCAAACCATTATTAGTTCAGTTATGTCTTATAGAGGATGGTTTAAATATTGTGATTGTTATAATTTAGAAAAGAAGTACATAATTGATAATATTGAACTACTTAAAATAGTCAGAAAATCAGCAGAAAGGCTAGGGGTAGTAAACCCATTAGGTGAATATCAATGGAAGACAGAAGTGATAGACCCATGCCCTGGGTTGAACCTGGGATAGTGAAATGGAGTGGTTCTAATAACCAAATAGAACTCCTGGTTAGGTGGAATGAAAGGACTGAAATTAAGACTACAGAAGGAGTCCAGACTACAGAATACATCTATGATTCATTTAGATTTGTCTATAATTTACCTGATGATATATATCCTGGTGAGGCTATTTTAGCCTATTTAGAGAGGTCTAAAGATAGTATTCTGCAGTTAGCTCAAAATCTGAGCCAGCAGATAGAGGAGGCACTGAAATGGCAAAGAAAGTAAAGAATCCTGTAGTAAAGATCAATCCTAATAAAGAAAGGATAGAGAAGGCCATTGACAGAGGTACTGGAAATAGCATCAGGGCAAAGATCTCTATAGATGATGAGCTGGCTGCTTTGAGAGATCAACTAATGGCCATTTCTGCAGTAAGCAAAATCCCCTTTACTGCAAAATTCCAGGCCCTGGTTAATGTGGCTGAAGATGAGATTCAGAAGGGAAAGGATATGAAGGCAGCAAAAGAAGACAAACCTTGATCTCCACCCTATTTTTAATTTGTTCTACTAGATAATTGCTATTAATGCCTATTTTCTTATTATAACTTCTATTTGCGATTTTAAAAGGAAATGCTTTTAAACTAGAAGTCCATTCTCATAATGGGAGGATGATTCATGTCTAATAAAAATAAGGGCTCAAAGGGCAAAAGGAAGTTAGACAGCCTGTGCCCATAGCCTGTCCTGAGATCGATGCTGCCAGCCTGGAGGGTCTGATTGACCTGCTGGTAATAAAGGGAGTGATCAATGATGAGGAGCTGAAAGCTGCTGCTGAGCTGTATGGCTCCTATATGAATGGACTCCTGGACCTGCTTAACCTGAAGGGCATAGTGGAAGACTGGGAGCTGGACATAGCCAGAGCTGAATTCCATAGGTTTGTCCAGGCTCTGGGTGGCAATCAATTCATTCCACCTGCAGTCCTTTTTGAGAGGAGAAGGAATGCAATCTCTGACAGGCTTAAGCTGGAGAGGCAATTAAAGCAGGTGAGGAAGCTCTGCCTGCCACCTAACTCCTCTTTTATTATTATGAGCCATGACTAATATTTATGTCTTTTATAAAGGAAATACTGCTCCCTCTGGCTGGACCAGAACTACCACTTATGATGGCAAATATGCTAGATGTGGGAGCACTCATGGCACTACTTCAGGGAATGCTACTCACACCCACACCCTAAGCAGCTATACTGTGGGCACCTGTGGAGTAAGAACGATTTATACAGGCATGGTGAATTTTGCAGTAGCCCATGCAGACCACAGTTTAAGTCTCAGCTCCTGTGGCACAGAAAATAATGACCCTCCATATTATACTTTAAGCCTTATTTATATGGATGAATCCACCTTTGTTAATTCAACAAAGGCTTTCCCTGCTGATGTTATTGTGGCATCCAGGGCATCTATATCTCATAGCAACTTTACCAGGGAGACAGCCCTAGACTCTAAGTTTATTAAACTAGGAGATTATGGCTCCACAGGTGGCAGGACAGCCACTACTGCAGGGCATTCCTGTAGCTTCACCCTGGGGTCCTATACTCCTGGCTCTGTCCAGAGCAGCGACCCCTTTGTAGGGTCTTTAGGGTCATGGAAATCTGCAGCCCACACTCACACCTGCTCAGGGACATCAAACACTGCCACCACTCTGCCTAAAAAGGTAGCCACCAGGCTCTATAGAACTACAGCCACCACCAGCAGCATCCCTGTAGATATAGTCTGCTTCTTTGATGGCACACCTAGTTCTATCTGGACCTCCCTGGCCAGCTCATGGGCAGGCTGCTGCATTTATGGGGCAGATTCAAATCCCACTATAGATGGGTCAGACACCCATACTCATAATAACTTGTCAATGACCTCCTCTGCAGGAGGGACTAATAATGCAGCGGATACAGTCCAGGTAGTTGATGCCTGCATTAGTGCTCACACCCACTCAGTCTCTGCCACCCTATCCTCAGGTAATCACCTGCCTCCATCAGTGGACCTGGTGCCTTATTATTTAAATACTCAAATAGTGCCCCAGCAGACCCTGGATAAAACCTGTGATGTGGATATAGTCATGAAAAAGGTCCAGACAAAGACTGCTGATGTGGATATAGTCCTAAAGAAGAGGGACATTAATAAGACTGCTGATGTGGATCTTCTCCTGAAGAAAGCCCAGGCCCTCACATGGACAGCAGACCTGGTGATAAAGAAGGCCCAGGTCTCCACTTATGAGATGGACCTCCTGCAGAGGAAGGCCCTGGGGCTGGACTATGGAGCTGATCTCCTGGCCAGGAAAGCCCTGGACTCTACCTATGAGATGGATCTCCAGGTGAAGACAGTCCAGGACCTGGACTATGGCATGGACCTCCAGGTGAAGAAGCCCCTGACTCTGGACTATGAGACTGACCTTCTGGTGAGAAAAGCCCTGGCCTCCACCTATGACATGGACATGCTCATGAAGAAGGGTCTGGATGCCACCCATGAGCTGGACCTCCTTCTGAAAAAGAGAGATCTGGAGACCACTTATCAGACTGACATGGTGCTGATCTCAGGCAATAAGATAGAATACAATGCTGGCATTAAAATAATAAAAGCATTAAATTTTACCTATACTGCAGGCCTCCTGGCCAGGAAAGCCCTGGACTTCACCTATGACATGGGCCTCCAGATGGAGAAGGCTCTGGAGCTGGGCTATAACATGGACATAGACCTGGAGAGAGCCCTGGACACCACTGCAAATATAGACATCCTCCTTAAGAAGCAGGTCTTCCAGGATTATGCTGCAGACATCCTCCTGCTGAAGGAGGGAGTGGAGTTGGACTATGGGGCATCTCTGACCCTGGCTAGATTTGTTCATAGGAAATATGATATTAATCTTTTTATGAAAAGGGATTTAATCTGGATTATGGTGCCAGGATCTTCTTAACCAATAGGCTCACCACCACTTATCCTGCAGGCCTCATCATGA